GCTCCCGATCCTCCAGCGCGTAAGTGTGCTGGTAGGTCGGGAATGGCTTGCCACGGTGCAAACGCGGCCCGATTGGGACATCGTTCGCGCAGATGGCCAACCGGAGCGCGAGGCGGATATGGCGAGGATCATTCATCAAAACGGAATCTCGTCTGCTTCCGCTGGGGAGGTTTTGGGTGCTGGCTTGGTCGCTGCCGCCTTGGGCGATACCCAACGCTCGAGGGTGTTGAAACGGTGGCCGCTGTCTCCCGGCTCCTCGCCGAGGACGACGCGCGCCGTCTTGCCGACGAATTGCTCGGGCTGAACATCCACTTCCTCCCCTGGCACCACGGCAAAGCCGCAGGCTTCGCGCACTTGGTCAACCTTCCACGCCGCTTTCGCCGTAAAGGTCAAATGCTCGTGGACTTCTGGACCCTCGCCGCCATCGGGCAAGGCCACGCGGCACTTGAGCTTGATCATCTCATTGCCCGCCTGGCTGAGTTTCAGTTCGCCGTGGAAGATTTCAACGGCATATTCCCCTGGCTCGACAAAGTAGGTCTTGCGGGGTTCTGTCTGTGTGTATTTTGGCATAAGTTATTTCTTGGTTTTGATTTGGCGCAGGGTTGTGATCGGTGCCCCGCATTTCACCGCTGATTCATCCACCTCCACGCCGGAGTCGGCGCAGAATTGGCGAAAGTTCTTGCCGCTCATCTTCCCGCCGAGGGCGAGAATGAGGGTCTCTTTGGAAACATTGGCCGCTGCCTTGGCTATGGCATCGGCCTCGACGAAATCGCGGCCGGCCATGCTGGAGACCTTCCAGCCTGGGATTTCTTCCCCATCGGCGAGCCGGGTCTTGAGGAGTTCGAGGAGCGGATCCGCGAGGTGCTTCTCGGCCGCTTTCCAGTTGGCCGCGAAGACCGAGAGCGCCAGCGGGTCCGCCGCGATGTCCGCGCGGATCTCATCCAGCGCCCGCTCGCCCTTGACCAAAGCCAAAGCCTCGGAGGATTGGCGCACGATGGCTCGGCACCCGTTGAAATTGGCACACCAGCCGCAGTATTCATTCGGAGTCGGCTCGGCTGTCCGGCTCGATGCCTCGGCGATGAGATTGCTGACCGTGGCCTCCGCCTGGTCGCGTGTGAAGTCGTAGGTTCTACGCAATCGCTGATCGATGTAGACCACATGTGCCGTCCACGAATCGGCGAAGTGCTCCTGCATGCAGGCGAGGGCGTAAGCCGCCAACTGCTGGCGGTAATTTCTGACTTGGCCGGTCTTGATGTCCGCGACCCACTTGGCCCGAACGCATACCGCGTCGGCAGTTCCGGGTTTGGATAGGCCGGGAACCTCCATACCCAAATGCTCCTCGCGGGTCTCGACATGGTAGCCGCCGGAAAGGACGCGGAGTTCATTCGCGCCCCACTCCACCGCCTTTTTGTCCTCGGCGCTCAGTAGGTCGAAGGTCGTCGGGTCATCCATGAAAAGCTCGCGGAGAGCCTTGTCCAACAAAGTGCCGCGCTCGGCCGCCGCGCTGGCTCCTGGCGCACTCGAAAAGAGGGCGCACTCCGCCAGCTTCGGCAGGGACGATGGGGAGATTTCCTTAATCACGCCGCCACCTCCATTTGAGCGGCTTTTGCCTTGGCGACCAAAGCCTCGGGCCGTGCCACGATCTGCTGGCGGAGTTTGGGATTCGCGTCCCGCCATGTCTGCCCCTCGGTCAGCGATCCATTAGCTAGGAGGAAGGCGTTTACGGCCTCCTCGTTATCCTCGAGGACGGCCACCGACTCGCGGCCGATGATCTCAACCGCAGGCTCCGAGGTTTTGGGTTTAGCCACCGGCTGGAAGAGGTGCGCCACCGCAGACCACTCCATGGGAATCTCGTCTGGGAGGCCGCTGCGGGTCTTGGCGTCGTAAGCGGCGCTGTGCGTGGTATAAATGACCCTCTCCTTGCCGCCGATCCCCTTGGCCTTGCCGCCGTCGTTGGTCACCGACTTCGTCTTGAACCGGAAAAACCAAAGCTCGTCCGCCCACTCTTTAACGAGCGGCGAGGACTGCTTGGATAGCTTCAGCTCATACCTGTCGTAGGCCGCCAGGATGTCCGGCGGTTCCGTGCGTTGCACTTTGCTGTGAGCGATAACCACCACATTTTTGCCTCCCTCGATGAGTCGATCCAAGGCACCGAGGAACCGGCTCATCTTTTCCGCTGCCATCACCCAGCCCTTGCCGAAACCGAAATCCTCCACGCTCTGCTTCTTGTTAGCCGCCAGCAAATCCTCGACCGCCAACCGCTCCGCCCAATCGGCGCTGTCGATAACCACGGTGCCGTAGTCCGTTTTGCCCACCTCCGCGATGCACTCGCCGAGTTGCTTCCACGAGTCCACCGCCACGCGATCGACATCCAAGTGGGCCGTCCCACCCTCGATGTCGAGGAAGAGAGGCTTGGGGAATTGAGCCGCAAAGGTGGACTTGCCAACCGATTCCACCCCGTAAATGACCACCCGCTGTGGCCGCTGTTGTTTTCCTTTTATGATATTCATGTCACTCTTTGTTTCTAAGTAGTTGCGCGTTTTTTAGGATGCGCGCCCCCCTTGGCTCCTGCCCCCCGCTAAGGTCGGAAGGCGAAGCGGAAATTATTTGCTATTCGTGAACGGCGTATCTCATTCGTCCGACGGCGAGTAAGTCAGGCAGCTCCACCGAAGCTCGGTCTCGGCTCGGAGCGCCGCCGCGAAGCAGTCCACGCAGAGCGGCCCCAAGTCCTTGTCCACAAGTGCCGCGATTACGGTCTTGCCCTCGCAGGTGCAGAGGTGGCAAAAGCTCGAGTCCACCGAGGCGTTTTCGATGAGATCCATGGCGCTTAGTCCTGGTCATCGAATTCCCTCCACCGGCGCTCGCGTTCCTTGCGGCGGTTCTCCATGTCGCGGAAGCGGTTCAAAATCGTCTGCTGGCCAGACCAGTAAGCGGCGCACACCGACCCGAGCGTCACGATCGCCAGAATGAAACCTTCCCATGCGCTCATTCGACTTCCTCCCCAGCCGCCGGCCAGTTCTCATAGGTTTCCCAAATCTCGGGGAACGCGACCTTGAGCCTTTGCAGATTGTCCGGATCTGCGGCCGCCGAGGCGTGAGCCAAAGCCCGCACAAACGCCCCGCCAAAGCGGTGCATGAATTCGATGGCCTTGAGTTCGGAGATGGTCATCGGGCGAGCCTCCCTGTGAGTGCCAGCAAAAGAAGCGGCACGGTGATGATCTGAAAAAAGTCGAGCGCGTAGCCCAAGCAGCGAAGTGTGGTGTCGGCGTCCATTATTTCGCCCTCCGTTCAAAGACCACCGAGAAGGGGGTCACCTTGAATGAGCGCCAGAATTTCAAGCGCGCCTCGTCCGGCGTGCTGGCGTGGATGTAATCGCCGAAGGGTCCGAAAACTCCGTTCGCGGTGCAGAGATAAAGATTCATCAAGCAGCCCTCCTCATCGCCATCGCGGCCGATTTCGCGGTCTTGTTTCCCTTGTTAATGGCGAGGGTCGAAATGACCTCCTGCACCGATTGGAATCTCCAATCCCGCCCCACCTTGATCGCAGGGATGAGATTTAGGCGGGCATATTTCCGAACGGTAAACGGGGCGAGATTCAGCTCCGTGGCGAGTTGATCGACGGTGATCATGCCGCCTCCTTTTGCTCGAGCTTCTCGATGAGTAGCTGACGAACGAACCCGCTGAGGCTCATGCCGCGTTGATAAGCGTGCTTTCTCGCGGCGTTTATCAGTTGTGGAGGGAGCGAGATTCCCGCCGCTTTTGCTTTCCGGTTCTCCGGGACTGGTCTGTTTGCCATGCGCCAACAATTAGCAAAAGTTGACGCACTGAAAATAAAAAAATGGGGTGTTCACCCCATAGGTTAAAAATTGACAATTGTTGGAGGCGTGATATTTTCTATTGACATGAATCCGAAAAAACCGATTTCGCGCAAATCCAAGAGCGCGGGAATCTCGCTGGAGCCTGATCTAATCAAGCGCTCCAAGGATTTCGCGGAAAAGAATGGATTCGGCAGTTTGTCGAATTGGGTGCGCTTTTTATTGACGCAAGAACTCAGCCGGGCCGCTGGAAATCCGAGCTACAAGCTCGAGGAAGTCAGCAAGCCAACCGCTAAAAACAACGGTTCAGAAAAGGGAAAAGTCCAGTCGGGTGCTGGTGTTGTGATCAAGCCGGAATCCGAAACTTCCGCTTTTGGTCACTTAACTCCTACGAAGAAAAACTCCCGAAAGGCTTCGTAGGGCAGGTCCACGACTTAACGCAAGACCCCGACAACCCCATGCCCGTCATGCGCTGGCCCGAATTACTCGGGG